CAATCATTATGATTGGGGTATAAGTCCTACTGGATATTATTATAAGGATTATGCTATTAAAAAATTAAAAGATGGTCAGGATTTTAATGATGTGATTGATGATGTTTGGATATAGGAGATAAAGATGGAAGATTGGGTAGAAGACTACGCATTAGTTATAGATTTAGAGGTGGATTTAAATGGTGATCGTAAAGATCCCTCACCTTACAACAAAGATAACACTCTAGTAGCAATAGGATATACATACAGAGCATTAGATGGCTCACCTATATGGAGGAGTGATGGTGCTGTATATATCAAGAAGTTCCCTGTAGATAATTATTATTTGTATGAGTTTCAAAAAGCTATAGACGAAGCTAAGTATGTCGTAGCTCACAATGCTAAGTTCGATGTGGCTTGGTTGCGTGAAGCAGGTATAAACTGTGATGTTAAGATTATTGATACTATGATTAATGAGTATGTACTTAGCAAAGGTTTACGAAATAAACTTTCGTTAGATGCTTTATCTGAGAAATATAAAGTTATTCGTAAGCAAAGCATATTGAAAGATACTCTTGATAAAGGTCTTAACTACAGTGATATGTCAGATGAAGATCAGAGAAAGTATTTATACTATGATGTTATGTCTACTGCTGAAGTATTTCAGAAGCAACAAGCACTGTTTAAAAGAAAATCAAACCACTCGCTTGTAGCTATACGAGATCTTATGTGTGAGTTCTGCGATGTTCTTACTGATATCGAAAGAGCAGGTATGGCTATCGACATAGATGTTCTCAACAAAGTTGATGAGGACTACGAGAAAGAACAAGGTTATCTTCAGATGTATTTAAATACTACAGTTAGTAAACTCGTAGGGGATACACCAATCAATCTCAGTTCTCCAGAGCAACTATCTCAAGTAGTTTATTCATACAAGTTAAAAGACAAAAAGACTTGGCGTGAAGTTATGAATATTGGAGTGGATGCTAGAGGTAAACCAAAGCGTAGACCAAAGATGATGGACTCAGGTTTTGTCAAGTGCGTCGATGAGTGCTTTGTTCCCACACATAAAACTCAAGCAATAAAATGTAGACAATGTTTTGGTAAAGGTGGATATTGGAAGATAAAAAAAGATGGCACTAGGTTTAAGAATATAACTAAGTGTGATCATTGTAATGGTACAGGTTTTGAATACAAAGAGTTGTCAGAGATGGCAGGACTGCAAGTGACCCCGACTGTTGCATTAGCATCAGCAGGAGGCTTCAAGACTGATAAGAATACGCTTGTCGAGTTGGAGAAGACACAAAGAAATCCAGAGGTCAAGAAGTTTCTTAACTCTTTGATACGATTGTCTGCTATAGATACATATCGTAGTTCGTTTATTGAGGGTATTAAAAAAGGTATACGAGAAGGTGACACTATACTTCACGCTAACTTTAATCAATGCATAACAGCGACAGGTAGACTTAGCAGTAGTAATCCCAATCTACAGAATATGCCGAAAGGTAAACTGTTCCCTGTTCGCAAGGCGTTTGTCAGTAGGTTTGAAGGTGGGGAGTTACTTGAAGTGGATTATTCTCAGTTAGAGTTTAGGGTTGCTGGTATCCTTGCCAAGGACGAGAGAATAAAACAAGAAGTAAGGGAGGGCTTCGATGTCCACGCATATACGGCAAAGGTTCTTACAGATAATGGAGAGCCAACAGAACGTGGTGCTGCCAAAGCATCTACTTTCAGACCTTTATACGGAGGATCGCAGGGTACGTTTGCACAACGAGTATACTTTCAAGAGTTCTTTGGAAAGTACGAAGGAGTGTTCAACTGGCACAAGACGTTACAATCTGAAGCGATTGAGAATGAGATTGTTACAACTGCTACAGGTAGACAGTTTGCTTTTCCAAATGTCTATCGTACTAAACAAGGTAACGCATCTTCTAAAACTCAGATAGTGAACTATCCAGTTCAGTCTGTAGCTACTGCTGAGATTGTTCCTCTCGGTGTTATACTATTACACAAACAATTAAAAGAACGTGGACTAAAAAGTTTAGTTATCAATACGGTACACGATTCTGTTATAGTAGATTGTCATCCAGATGAAGTTGAGGAAGTAAAGCAGATTGCTCCTACTTGTTTAATTAAAGCACAAGATGAAGCAGAAAAAAGATTTGGTTTAGAAAAATTTATTCCTCTTGAGGTTGAAATGTCGATTGGAAAAAATTGGATGGAACAGGAAGATTGTGCTTGACAAATTAAAATTAATGTGTTATAAGCATTATATATTTGAAAGGAGAAATAAATGTCATTAGTTGAACTAGACTTTAATCAATCTACGAATCTTTTCGTAGTACCAGAAGATAATGGCCCACAAATACCTAGAGCATCAATAAATAGAGATGCATTCTATGGTGAAGAGATGGCTAGTGTGCCAGTACCATCAATAAAACTGGAACATCCTGATCATGGACCTGTCTTTGGTAAAGATGTTGCTATTCGTGTTTTTGCAACAACCATGCAGACTTCTGTATTCGATAGTGATGCAGAAGAGTATTCAAATATATCACAACATTTTATCAGGTTTGCTGACAAAGCTACTGATTGGTTTGGTGGTAATAAGTGTGGATGGATGCCATCTAAACAGAAAGAAAAACTCAAGGCTTCAGACCCTGTAGCATATGCAAAAGCTAGTCGAACAAAATTGTATAGACATTTGTTTGGTATGATTAGAATGAATGATGCAGTAAAACCAGGATCTGATCCTATAGAGTTTGATCCAATCCCATTCCGTATGCGTCTTGGTCCATCTAACTTCTACGAAATAGGTAAAGTTGTTGGTGAACTTGAGAAGCAGAAGCTAAAGCATTTTAACTACGAGCTTGGCATAGACTTTAAAGTTGAGAAGCGAGGATCTAATCAGTGGTTCGTCCTTAATTACAAACCTATTATTGATAATAAAATCAAAGTAACTAAGGATGATGAAGCAAACTTGCTTACATTTCAACAGGTTATACAAAAAGAAAACGAGGATGTTACTGAAAGAATGAGAGAGAATATAGGTAACGGTAGCATTGGTGGTGAGTTTATAGAATCAACATCTGATGAATAACCTTCAAACAAAATTGGACTTGTTTCTATCTGGAGGTCCAGAGATACCTAAACACATAATCTTTACAGCTAGTCAGATGTTTAATGAAAAGTTGTCAAATTTTAATTATAAAAAGTTAGGTAGCAGTAATGGACTTCCATCTATGTCTCAGATTGGCAAACCTATGTGTCAATTACAGGCATCAAAGCTAGGATGGAAAGAGGCAGACAAGCCAAATCACTTCAAGATTATGATGGCTTATGGTGACATGACTGAAGTTTTGGCTGTGGCTATTCTCTTGTCGGCAGGAGTAGAGATAACTGATATGAATAAAAAAGTTAAGTTATCTACCAAGGCAGGAGATATGTATGGAGAACTTGACCTAGTTATAAAGTTAGGTGACAAAAGTGTTTGGGATATTAAAAGTGCTAGTTCTTGGTCATACGATAAACGCTTTGCATCTTACGAACAACTAAAAAAACAGGATGACTTTGGGTATTGCTGTCAGTTGTTTGGTTATGCTAGGGCTGAAGGTGTAAAAGCAGGTGGGTGGATTGTAGTAAATAAGGGTACAGGCGAGATCAAAGTTATAGAAGCTGATCCAGAAGATGAAGATTACTATATAGATTTGATTGAGCAGAAAGCATTGCAGGTATCCAATACCACTGAGGATGCTCACTTTGAAAGACTATATGACGATGCTGTAGAGACATACTATAAGCGTACTACTGGTAATAGAAAATTACAGATGCCTTGTACATTTTGTGACTATAAGTTTTCTTGTTGGCCTAATCTAAAATACGCTAAGAACCCTGTCTCAAAAGCAGGTAACTATGAATACTATACTCAGATGGCTAGACGATATGAAACCAGCGTCAGCTAAAAATAAAGGAAGACTACTGCAACAGTGGGTGAGAGATATACTTTTATCTAGACTAAAAGGTGTAGAGCAAGATGATATAAAATCTACACCAATGGGAGTAAACGGTCCAGATATAAGTTTATCTCCACTTGCTAGAAAGAAATGGCCTTGGGCTGTAGAGTGTAAATCAAGAGCAAAGTTTGCTGTATATGATATCATATCTCAAGCTGAAAGTCATGTAACTAAAGGAACTAAACCGTTAGTGATAATCAAAGCAAATCGCAAAGAACCACTAGCAATTATTTACGCAAAAGATTTTTTGGAGATGTCATGTCAAAAAGCGAAATAACTCATATGATTAATGTACCTGATTGTACGTTTGGTTTATTTATAACACACGATGGAAAAGGTATTAACATATCTTGTGGTGACTTTGCTACGGATGATGTGTATGATACGGAGCGACATCATATTATAAATGATATAGGTGATTCTTTGTTGTTATTAGTAAAAAGTGTCATTGATGATGCAGAGAAAAGATATCTAAAAGAAAATTCAGAAATATCAGAGGAGGATAAAGAAAAACTAAGGAATGTAATTTATGTAAATTTTAAACCAGAAACTAAACATTAAGGAGATTTTATGAGTGATATGGTTAATCACCCACCTCACTATAATCAACATGGTGTAGAGTGTATTGATGCAATTAAAGCAACTACTGGAGATAACTTTAAAGATTACTTAAAAGGAAACATACTGAAATATCTCTGGCGTTTTGATTACAAAGGTAAACCACTGGAAGATTTACAAAAAGCTAGGTGGTACTTAGATAAATTAATAGACGAAGTTTATAATCCTGAGTACGAAGAGTTAGATCCAGATAAAGAATTAGACAGACTAAGAGGGAGAAAATACATTGCAGATTAATTATAAAGAATGTTTAAATGAGTGGCAAGATTCTGTAACAAATGCCTTGACAATTAGAGCTTTATATGATAAGGTTCCATTTCAAAGTAGAGGTCACAGTTTAAAAGTAAAAGATGAACACAATATGCAAAGATTAAAACTTTGTGTTAGTAACATGACAGAGGAGTATCAAGAACTAATAGAAGAACTAGATGCCATGTATTTACCTGACGATGAAATAAATCCAGAAAAGGTAATGAAAGAGTTATGTGATGTTCTTTATGTTGTGTTTGGTTTTGCATCTAGATACAAAGAGTTAAAGTATTTAGATGAGGCTTTTCTAAGAGTGCATGGTAACAACATGGAAAAGTTAGAAAAAGGAACTGTAAGAAACGATGGAAAGATTGTAAAACCTGATGGTCATTTACCACCAGATCTGTCTGACTTAATAGAGAAAGGAGTAAACGATGGATGATCAAATGATTAAAACTCTTGAGGATGAAATTAAAGTTAAACAAGATGAACTACAACGTCTTAAATATGGTGATGTATACGAAGCGCAAGATACTTACGAAGCTGCAAAGGTGGTATACGAAGAGGCTAGTAAAGGGTTATCAGATGCATTTAAAAAATTATCTGAAGCCAGATCTAATCATGGTTTATCACCAGCTACTTTATGGCGTAGTAGAACGTATCGATTTTAATGCATAATTTTGTTTTAGTAGTAAAGGTTGGAATAGAAGAAGATCATTATATGTTTCCTGTTGATGGGGCTGATGGTCTTCTTCAAACTCTTCCTAATGATGTCAAAGAGATTCTTGAAGATCACTTTGAAGGTGTAGACATTTCTATAGTAGAGGCAGATATATATGACTAGATTTAAATCAAATATGAACCCTATGTTCAGATCAAAATTTTCTGAAGATATATTTAATTTAAAGTACGCACACACTGGATGCGATAGTTGGGAACAACTTGCTAAAGTTTTAGTAGAAGACGTATGTGGTAACTATCGTTCCGATGAAGAGGCTTTAATGAGAAAGGAAGAACGTAAACAACTTGCAGAGTATATAACTGATCTCAAGTTCGTTCCTGGTGGTAGGTACTTATACTATGCAGGTAGAGATAGGCGTTTCTATAATAATTGTTTTCTTCTATCTGCCGAAGAAGACACAAGAGAGGATTGGGCCAATCTTAGCTGGAAGGCTGAGTCCTGTTTAATGACAGGTGGAGGTATCGGGGTTGACTACTCAGTATATCGAGAGTCGGGTAGAACCCTTGGTGGATCAGGGGGTCTTGCCTCTGGCCCAATCCCCAAGATGCAAATGATAAACTCTATTGGTGCTAATGTAATGCAGGGTGGATCTCGTAGGTCTGCTATGTATGCATCATTACATTGGAAGCACAACGATATTCCCAACTTTCTTATAGCAAAGGATTGGGATAAACTGCCAGTAGGTAACACTGGTTTTAATTTTAAACAGATTAAGGAGCAAGATTTTAACTTTCGCGCTCCTTTAGATATGACTAATATTAGTATTAATTATGATACTAATTGGTTATTGGAGTATTGGAATACTGGATCTGTTGGAGATGTGTTTGTTAAGAATATTGAACAGGCATTACGAACAGCAGAGCCAGGATTCAGTTTTAATTTTATGGAGAATGAAGATGAGACATTACGAAATGCTTGTACTGAAGTATGCAGTGCTGACGACAGTGATGTTTGCAATTTGGGGAGTATCAATTTGGGCCGTATTGAGTCGATATCAGAGTTGGCCCATGTAGTAGATTTAGCCACTAAATTTTTAATTTGTGGAACCTTGAGGGCTGAGTTACCTTATCAGAAAGTTTATGCAGTTAGAGAGAAAAACAGAAGATTAGGTCTTGGTCTTATGGGAATGCATGAGTGGCTTATTAAAAGAGGAGAAAAATATGAAGTTAGTTCCGATCTTCACCGATGGCTATCGGTATATAAAGGAGTCAGCGATGACGTTTCTAGAAAATTTGCAGATGAATTATCCATATCTAGGCCAGTGGCGAATCGTGCTATCGCTCCAACTGGCTCTATTAGTATTCTTGCTGGTTCTTCTTCTGGCATAGAGCCAATCTTTGCTGTTGCATATAAGCGAAGATATTTAACTGGTGGAACTAGGTGGAAGTATCAATACGTTATAGATAGTGCTGCACAAGAATTAATTGACTTGTATGATGTTGATCCAGAAAGTATTGAGTCGGCATTAGATCTTGCAGAAGATTATGAAAGAAGAATTAAGTTTCAGGCAGATGTTCAAGACTATGTTGATATGTCCATTAGTTCCACCATTAACTTACCTGCATGGGGTACAAAGTTTAATAACCCTGATACAGTTAAGGATTTTGCAAATACTCTAGCATCATACGCTCATAGGTTACGAGGATTTACTTGTTACCCTGATGGTAGTAGAGGTGGTCAACCTTTGTCTACAGTGCCATATTCTGAAGCAGTAGATAAGTTAGGTGAAGAGTTTGATGAACACGTTGAGACACATGACATTTGTGAGATAACAAATTCAGGAGGAGTTTGTGGCGTATAAGAAAAGACGAGTATATAGTGGAGACTTTTATCCTCTGAAAAAAATACATAGGGAAGGGATGATAGGTTTTACAGAAAACTTGACAAATCCCTATTCCTATGGTACATCAAGGTATAAAGAATGGGAACGTGGTTTTAACAAAGCATACTTTATACACTTGAAAAGGATAAAGAAAAATGCAGCTTGATTTTTTTTACGAGCATGAAGATCTAGTAACAGATGAGAACGGTAAGGTGTGTTCTAAATGCAATGAGTATTTACCTCTATCTGCTTTCTCTCCCTGTTCTGGTGGAAATTATTTAAGAGCAGAATGTAAACCATGTAATACAAAAATGGCAAAGATACGAAAAAGATTAAAAGAAGAACATGGTATGCCTGAGAAAGGATACATTTGTCCAATCTGTAATTTAGGTGAAGATAAAGTTTTAAGAAGTGGTACTGCTACTAGTAATAGTCCTTGGGTTATTGATCATTGCCATGATACTGATACATTTAGAGGTTGGCTATGTCATAAATGTAACAGAGCATTAGGTGGTCTTGATGACAGTTTAGATACAATAAATAGAGCAAAAGAATATATTGAAAACCATTTAAGAAAAGTATTTTTAAATTGAGGGGGTAAGATGTATCCAATAGAACAAATAATACAAAAGATAAAAATTAAAGTTTTTAATAACACCTACTTTATTGCTTGTCTATTTATATTAATTTTTGTACTAGCAATGAATGTTACTATATCTTGGTCACAAGTACAACCTTCTATAACCTGTAAGCCTCTACCTATAGCAGCAGGTATTATCGAAGGTATACATAAAGAAAGAATTGTATTTAGAGGTGTATCAGAAAGAGGCCATGTCACTATTATTCATCTTAATAAAGAAACAGGAACGTGGTCTGCTAACGTAATATTACCTACAAATATTAATTCTTTGTGTATGGTAGACGCTGGAACCACTGGAGAGATAACAGATACTACTTTTACCGATAAAAATGACTTAAAATAGTCTAAATCGCGTATATGGCGTTTTAAGCCTCATACAGAGCAAGTAGGTAAATTTTGGACTATACCTACCAGACAGTACCTTTGAGGGCGTTTCTCGCGCATCCTCAGAGGTCATTTTTTTTAAAAGGAGTAAAAATGAAGACACTTTTAGTATTTTTGTCATTATTATACGTTACTAGCTCTATATCTGTTGGATTAGCAAGTGACAGAGAACAAATAAGAGTTGTAGGGTCATCTACGGTATATCCCTTTGCTACTTCTGTTGCTGAGAGGTTTGGAAAGTCTATTAAATATAAAACACCAGTAATAGAAAGCACTGGCTCTGGTGGTGGAATTAAAATATTTTGTTCTGGTATGGATTTAAAATACGCTGATGTAACAAATGCATCTAGACGCATGAAGAAAAAAGAATTTGATATGTGCGTTAAAAATGGTGTTAGAAATATACTAGAGGTAAAAGTTGGATATGATGGTGTAGTTATAGCTAATAGTAAAAACTCTAAGAGATACAGTATGACTTTGAAAGATGTTTATCTAGCTTTAGCAAAAAACATACCAACTGAAGATGGTAAGATTATTCCTAATCCATATAAAACATGGAAAGAAATAAATCCTATGCTACCATCAAATAACATAGAGGTTATAGGTCCACCTCCAACATCAGGAACAAGAGATGCTTTTGTAGAACTTGCTATGGAAGGTGGATGTAAAAAATTTAAATGGGTAAAGGAATTAAAGAAAAAAGACAAACCAGCCTATAAAGAACTATGTCATACAATAAGAGAAGATGGTGCATACATCGAGGCTGGTGAAAATGATAATATGATTTTACATAAACTAACAGTAAATAAAAATATGTTAGGTATCTTTGGATTTAGTTTTTTAGATATGAATGGAAATAAAGTACAAGGTAGTATTATTCAAGGTAAGAAACCTACATTTGATAATATATCACAAAGAACTTACCCTATATCTCGACCTCTGTATTTCTATGTAAAGAAAAATAATATAGGTCATATAAAAGGTCTTAAACAATATGTAGAATTATTTATATCAGAAAAATCTTCTGGTCCTGATGGATTCTTAACTGATCAAGGTTTAATACCTTTAGGTCAATCAGAACGTAAGAAGAGAGCAAAAGACGTTTTAAATATGAAAAATTTAAGTATAAGATAATTATCTGTAGGCTTTAGTTTTTTTAGCAATCCTTCTAGGTTGTTTAGAGAACTGTTTACCTTTTCTAGTATCTTTTCTTTTTTTTCTAGTAGTAGCAGCATACTCAGCAGAACTCATAGACTTTATAGCTCTCTCTGGTAAATATCTTTCACCAGTAGCTTTCGGACCTTGTGTAGATGGCTTACCAGATTTGGTACGCCACTTCTGTCGTGTCCAGTTTTTAAGACTTCTTTGAGATTTTTTTAGAGCCATTTTTCTTTTTCCTACCTTTTAATGCTTTGAAGTCTGCACCAGTTATTCTATTTCTTGGTTGTGCAACTCTAGCTATTTTCATTTGTTTTGGTGATAATCTCTTAGCCATTATCCTCTATAGCCTCCTCCAGCTTTTTTATAAGCAGATGCCATCATCTGAGCTTTTCTTGCTGACCACTGACCAGGTTTTCCACCTTTTGAACCAGCTTTAATACGATTAAATATTCTTTTTCTTAGTGCAGGTTTAGTATAATTACCTGCCTCATTAACTCTACTTTTACTTTTAGTTTTAGTCTTTCTTTTTGCTGCCATAAGTTCCTCCTTTTAAATAATACAATCTTTACCCCCAACTAGGGTGGATACCAATGTCTATGTGTTATCGCTAAACTCATCCAAGAAACATTAATCGTTCATCGTTTCTCCTCTTTATTAATCCCTTTAAGCGTCTACCTCCAGCCCATATCCATCTTGGAAATTCGTTTGCTGCACCAATGTAGTCTCCTCTGTTTATCTTACGCCTTAGTGTACTGCTTTGTAGCGCACCACTGCCTAGATTAAATACGAATGAACATAAGGCGTTGTATTGTCCATCTTCTAGCGGAACTTTTATTAGTCGTAATACTGCAACTTGTGATTTCTTTACATCTCTTCTTAATAAATAGTCTGCCTGATCTTTATCTATATCAGGATGATCTTCTGTTACTCTCTTATTATCCATACCCCATATGGCCCCATACCCGATAGTCCAATGTTGTGCTGGACACAGATATGGGGAGGAAGAATATCCCTCGTAAAACTTAATCAAGTCAAGACCTTCTTCAGTCATACGCCTCATGGTGTTTCCTTATTTACTTGCATAAAGATTATTAAATGTTACTGACGGATCTAAATAAGATTGATGCGATTCTGCTGAGTGTGTCCACTGAGAAGGAGTAAAATCTGGCACTCCATCCCCTGTTCTCCACAACGCAGGACTAGTAGCTCTAACTCTATTATTAGGAAGCGCAACTATATTTCCTGTCCAGTTTCCTGCATCCAATAACTGAATGACATGAGACTGTTTATGTTGTGCAGGATCATCAGCAATATCGTGGTCAGTATAATCTACAGTGAACATATATTTACCAGTATAAAACTCACCATCTATTTTACATAACCAAGGAGAGGAACTAACTCTATCCATCACAATAACACTGTGGTTTCTAGATTCGCAATCCCAAGGTTGACATATATGGTCTTCCATAGGATCAGGCCAGTTCTCTACTGGTATATCTGCTACTAGAGCTTGTATCGGCATTCTAGCCCACATAGCTCCACCGTGAATATTTTCGTCAGGACCATCTTCCCTGTCGATTTCACAACCTGTAAATACAACCTGAAAACTTAAAGATCTGTCAGGTATTGTGTTTACTGCAAAAGCCATAGCGTGAAGGAAGTCACCGTGATAATTTTGATGGTTACAAGTGAACTCCCTTCTCACCCAACAACTAAAGTGTGGAATGTTACTTATCAGATAAGACATTATCTACGTCTAGCTGATCCACCTCGTTTAGCCATCATTGGCTTTTTCTTTCTCATAGGTGTAGCTCCACCTTTTGCGTACATTTTGGTTTTCTTTCTAGAAGCCATTTTACCACCTTGTGCGTACATTTTAGTTTTCTTTTTCATTGATCACTCTCCTTTTGTGTGTGACAACTACATTCGCAATCTTCTGGATTGCAATTACACTCATCACAACTGCCACAGTTGCATTCTTTGTGAGTGTCTTCATACCTTTCACCGTAAAAAATTTTACCCCAAGTCATTGTGCTTTCTCCCCAAAATCTCTGCATATAATAGTTTCTATAATATCCCATTTTACCATTTTACTTTATTAGCCCAATATGCAGCTGACATTTTACCCTTGGCAATATTCTTACCATGTCTAGCCTTAAAAGATTTTCTTCTGGCTGTTTGTCTTGCCGACTCACCTTTCTTAGGTTTACCAGCAGTTTTAACACCTTGTTGCCCAAAACGTATTAGTTTTACTTTAGTGCCTTCCTTGGCTAGTACGGCATGGGATTTCTTTGGATGATTAGGTGTTCTCTTTGGTTTGTTGTATCCAGAAAATGTTTCTTTACCTTTTTTTATAGTCATTACGAACTACTCCTAGATCTTTGTAAGGCCCGACTTCCAAACCAGAATGAGATAATAGCAGCAAATATTCCTTGTGTTTCTTCATCCCATAATGTTTGTATGGCTATCTCCCACACAATACCGTCTGTATATATTAGACCATATAGTGCAGTTCCTTTTATTACTGCAAATAGTGTAAAGAATAAATATGTTATAACTGGTCTGACACTTGCTCTCAGTCCTGCCATAAATCCTGTAGACTTCATGGACTGATCATGTTTGTATAAAGCCTTGCTCTCACTTATGTCAGCTTCTATGTTCATTGCTTCTAGCTTTTGTGTATGCGCTAGTTTAGATGCCTCTATCTGACGATCCATCATTGCCAATTCGTGTTTTCTGTCTTGCCAATCTGAGAACATATCAAAGGCTTTAGGTAGTGCAGAACCTGCAAAACCAATTAATGATCCTAATATTGTAATCATTCTTTAGGCTCCTCTATTATTTTTTCTATTTTTAAAAATTTAATTCTTTCATTAGGAACGTATCGCCACACATGACCTCGACCATTAATTATAGAAAATACACTTTCATATATACCAACTTTAACTAGTACGGCTCGATCTCCATCCACGATACATTTGTCACCTTCATTAAAACTAGCATCAAATTTAAATCTAACACCAGTAACAAAGTTTGTTATTAGATCTTTAATAAAGAAACCAAGCCCTAGACTGAGGAAAATAGCGATGAGGGGTACTAGGGCATTGGTTAGGTCCAGTGATATGCTGTCCAGTGATTGCATTATTTATTGTACTCCTCTGGTATTTTTTTATATATTTCTATTAATTCTTTTAATAGTGCAGCTTCTTGCTTATTTACATCTAATACAGTTTCTACATCTTCACCTATTAAACCTACTGCTTGAGCAGACTTAAGTGCTTTTTGAAACTGATACGGTTTTGCTTTTGATACTTGCTTTATAATACCTAAATGATGAATTGAAGGAAATTTATTACTTAAGTTTCTTTTTAACTTACCTATTTCTTTCTTTAAATATATTGCTTTAAACTCATCATTAAAATCTCTATAAGCAGCATTTGTAGATACAAATTCATTAAGGTTTCTTTCTATTAGACTAGATCCAATAAGTTCAAATGCATCGTCATATTCTGGTATTCCTGATGGTCTAAACAGTTTCCAATCTACTAAACCTAATCTAGATATTTCTCTTTCTACTTTGCCCATTCGTTGCTTTTTAATAATACCAGTAAACTGTTTATACAATGGTGCTACATTTCTTAACGGAGTGGGTCTATATATTTTATAACGTGACCTTGGAACTTGAACTCCACCATCGTTAGATACCTTATAGTTTTCGTTTTCTATTATTTGTATCTGACCATTCGGTAACTTTCGTATTCCATGATCTTGATAAGTTAATAAAGAATTACCCATAGGAAGATCTTTTAATATAACATCTACAAAATTTTCAAAAAAACCTTGACTACTTTGAGCTTTACGCAATATTCTTATATTTTCATCGAAAGTATTTGTTGTAGGATCGTATAGCAACTCATCAGCTATATCTTTAATTAATTTTAAAGGTATTATAAGTGCAGCAACTATAGATCCAGCTGCCCTAGCAAGAGCTTGTTTAAATTTAACCATTGACATTGGATCTTCATCAAACAAGAAATCTAAAGAATGTGCCTCTAGTTGCCTCATTATACCTGATCTAGAAGACGGTCCACCTAGAGCTTTGATAAAGTCTAACCTAGTTTTTTCTTTTAAATCAAATCTACCTTCCCCACCTGGAATTGTAAATTCTACTCCAAAAATATTTTGTTTTTCATCTACTGTTTGTTTTATAACTTCTGCTATAAAAGAGTAAGGTGCAAAAGGATACCAAGTAGAAATATCTAGCTGTCCAGGAGTTTCATCTTCATAAAGATTCCATTCAGTACCTGCATAATCAGAGTTTCTAGCAGCGTAGGCAGTTGTTAATAACGCTGTACCAGATAACCCTTGAGATATTCTTTTTACAGCCATTTCTTTTTGAAAAGGTGTAGCATTTACGCTAAATAAATCTTTATACTTTCCAGCAGTAATAGGATTTAATAAAGATAGAGGGCTATGCTCATACATAAATTTAAAACTATTTATTAAGAATTTTGGAAATGGAATTGCCATAGATCCAACTACAGGAATATTTGACATTGAATATAAAACGTCTGAAAATTTTCTCCCTATTGGACCTTCACTTATGTTTCTTGTTTGGTAGTTATACTCTAACGCCCATTGTATACCATCATTTATAAAACGATCATCAATCTCTTGTATTCTACCTTCTCTAACCATTTTAAAAATGTCTAGACCTTCTCTTGCCATTGACTGTTTTAAACCAACCATAAAAGAAGCAGACTTCATGTATCTGTCTTGAGCAGAGTTAAGTATGTTAGCTTTCATTAACATATTTTCAAGAGGATCAAATGCTACACCTATGCCTCTATTTATAATACCTTTTTTATTACCTTCCATTTTAGATATAACATTTTGAACCTGCGCTGCTTCATAAACACCTTCAGGCCCATCTAGTAGTTTTCTTATTTCAGGCTTTTGACTTGCAAGAAAGTCTACAAACAATCTATTTTCTTGTGCATTAAACATACTATTTACATGATCAAATGCATCTTTTAATTCTACAGGTCTATGTCTAGGACCACCACCAATCATAGGTAGAGCCATTGTTAATAAATTATCTATTGTGCGAGTGGTCATGTCTACTGGTATTCTTATCATTCCACCCATGACATTTCTTATAGTCGTTGCAGGTTGAGATATCATACCTAGTCTGACCATTCTGTTCCATTGACTACCTCTTTCATAGAGCGCACCGTCTGGACCTTTTCCCCAATGATCTAATCTAGCTCTTTCTGCTAACATAGAAGAGTAATATGCTTCAGTAGCTGGACTTAATTCTTGACTATTTTTACCTAAAACATCTGAGGCATATTTAAGTGGGTTCTTTGCAGCAGCTTCAAGATCTCCCTCACTATATAATTTACCTGTAACATCTTTAAAGTTTTTTTGTAATCCTTGATTAAATTGTTCTATCCACAGTTTACTTACTTTTTTCTTTACTTGACTAGCTTGACCTAATACTTTAGCAGCTTGTGATGTAGTTCCTAGATAACTACCTTGCATAAAAGATATAAACTCTATGTTGCTTACACCATTAGCATCTAATATTCTTACAAAGTCATCACTGTTAAAACCATTAGGTACATTTTCTATAGCATCAGATACTTGTTGAGATATTCTTTTGTTTGGATTATACATCATTTTAGACTCTTGTAGTATATCTACAAAAGCATCGTTTATTCTTTTCATTGAATTAGTGGTTAATTTAAAGTCTACAAGATTAGGTAAATCTTTATCATTTAAATCAAAATACTTTTTCATCTGTTCTTGAAGATCTTTAAAACCTTCTTCTGCTAATTCCTTA